ATGCCAGACTGGATAATACACAGTGGCAGCACCGTTGCGTACACCGCCCTGACTACATGATCTGGTGGCTGATTGGAAATATTTGAGAAAAGGAATAACACCAGTGTGGTAGGCATCGCCGTTGCGTATGGGTGAACCCAACGCACGTATGCGACCCACGCCGATGCCAATACCTGCTTTCTGTGACACATAACGAACAATGGCCGATGCAGTGGCATTGATACTGTCCAGACTGTCGCCAGTTTCAATCAGCACACAACTACTGAACTGTTTTTGTGGAGTACGTACACCTGCCATGACTGGAGTGGGCAGGCTGATGTCACCATTGCTGACGCAATCGTAATAGTCTCTGACCCACTGCATACGTGTGGCTGCTGGATAGCTCTGGAATAAAGTGGCTGCTATCAGCATGTATGCCATCTGGGGAGTTTCAAAAATATCACCAGTCACACGGTTTTGTACCAGATACTTACCACGCCACTGTTCCATGGCTACATATGTGAAGTTTTCATCACGCTCGTGTCGTATGTAGCTGTCTAATTCATTCCATTCAGCTTCGGTATATGCTGCCATTAAATCGGCGTCATAGAATCCTGATGCCACATTGCGCTTGACCAATGTTAATAATGGCCAGGGGGTATAATTATTATAAACTTGTTTACGTAGATGGTAGCAAATTAATCTACCAGCTACATATTGATAATTGGGTGTTTCCTCTGATATTAGATCAGCAGCTGATTTAATTAATGTTTCCTGAATATCTGCTGATTTAATTCCGTTGTAAAACTGTATGTGGCTTTTTATTTCTACTTCGCTAGCACTGACCCCAGTAATTCCTTGTGTGGCCCAGAAAACTGCTCGGTGTAGTTTTTCCAGGTCCAGGTTTTCCCTGTTGCCTGCTCGTTTGGTGACTTGAATCTGTGTCATTGATATCTCTGTGTTATTCTAATTTTAAGTCTGCTCGTGTGTACTGGTACTGCAACTGCATGGTTTTGTTAAGTGATTTAATATTTACGATTTCGTTGTCAAGGAAATTAACAACATATTTACCCTGATCAAATATGGCTAAATGATAAGTTAGTCTGGAAATTTCATCTCGGTATATGTGTATTTCTGGTGCTGATGCATCGCTGTGACTGCTAAGTGATAAAGTATACACTATTCCCAGGCATTTAGCAAGATCACAATAATAGTTGTCAGCCAATAGTGTCCAGGGATCGGGCCATCCTGCGGGCTGATCAGCTTCTAAGTAATAGGGGGTGAAAGGACAATTGGACCAGAAATCTGCCGTGTGGGCAATCGCTTGGTCCAGCGGAAGTGAATCTAGATTTTTTCGAAAGTCACGCCAGCGAGCTATGCGCTCTGAGGCTTTTAATTTCCACATTGATTGAAATACTATTGACCTATACTAGTTACGTTGTATGTGAAGGAAGTGGCAGTGATGGTGGTATAATCCAAACTCATGTATGTGGAATTTCCACTGATTGATAAAGCCAAATCAGTATCAGCAGTCTGAATAAATTCATCATCCCAACTGACTGTGGAGCCGCTGGTGTATCTAACGCCCTTGATGGTACCGCGGCGTTGGACAGTGCCCTGACTGAAAACATAAGATATTGCGACGTTGTTGGCGCTGAATCCCTGGATACTACCAGCAGAAGTCAACGTCTGTGTATTCAATGACACCACACCATTTTCCAATGCTGACAGACGACTGTCCAATCCTGCTAGTAGATCGGTTATTGCCAATATGGAATTTTCAGTGATGATCTCTGTTACGCCCTCTACTGGAGCACCCTCATCCACTGTGCCGTTGCCAATATACAGTTTACGTGTGTCAATGCTCCAGCCCAGCTCAGCTGAAGCCAATTGTGGTAGATCTTCCTGAAGACCACGTCTATGCTGAATTCTCGAGATTTGTAGAATTGCCATTGCTTAATCCTGTTCTTTTTGTTATTTATGCTTGGACAGGTCGGATCTTGAACAGTTTCTTGGGCAAGTGTTCCTGAACAGGCAAATGATAGTGACTGTGCATGAATCCGCACATGTTACAGGATTTTTCTGCTGATCGTTGCCGCACAAACCAGGCATCAATCTGTTCGGGGCTGGCATCTATACCCAGACTCTCGTAGTCATTATAGTATTGATCCCACTGTTCAGTGTCCTGTAAATTGTATGTTTCCAGAGTCTGATTTAATACACCGCGTGGCGGACATTTGTATAATCTGCCCTGATATAACTGTACATAATTCTTGATATGACAAACATTGTGATTCATATGCATACCCTGTTCATCATTGTAATCGTACCAGGGCTCCAATGTGACACCATGTCCTTTATAGTGCGGAACAAAGTGATCGTCATGTTGACGGCATACATTTAATAATACACTACTATAACCACGATCGTCTGTCAGATGCACAAACTTCTTGTGCTCGCTATCCCAGGGAGTATCGGTCTTCCAATGAAAACGTCTGTTGGGATATACTCTATGATTGATTTCCAGTATGCGTTCAGACAGCTCTTCGTAATTGCTCTGCACCAGACTATTGTAGGGTTCAGCCAGGGTATGGTGTGTGATGCTGACAAACATCTTGATGGGCTGTGTAAACAGTTCTTCCACATGAGGGAACAGTTTATCCAGATAATATCCATTGGTGTTTAACCAGATGGGAGTGGCATCACCATCTTCACACACTGGCCAGTATTTACCGGCCAGACGGAACCAGTCCATGAGTCTGGGGTGCATGGTGGGCTCGCCACCAAACAAGTGCAATCGCCCGGGTATGATCAACTTGCTCCAGAACGCCAACGATTCTTCATCAGGCTCAACTAGTCCGTTGATCTCACGATGATCGCTGAATGTGCAGCAACCTTCACAGGCCATCTGACAACTACGTATGGTGACCAGATCTAGATAATCTACTTTATACATAGTTCTTGGTCAGGTAATACAATTCTACACGCTTGTTCCATTCGTCTGTCCAATGGGCAAATTCGTCACCTTCTACAACAAATTCCAGGTATTCTGGCGTGGTATACGTCTGATCTTCTAGTAATTTAGGCTGTACTGCCATGAGTATTACACCAGTATTGATGTCAGTGCCATGTGTGTCGTTGTGGGCCATGGCGTATGCGGCCAATTGCAGAAAGTAGTCTTCAATCCATTCACGTTTCTTGGCCTTGTTGCTCTGTTTGAAGTCCAGGATAGCGGGCTTGCCTTTCCAGACGCCCACACAGTCTGTGGTGCCAGCATACAGTCCGCTGTAATAGACAGGAACCTCTGAGCCCCAGAACTCGTCCACATGACATAGACCTTTTAGTATGACTTCTGCGGCCATGAACCAACTGGGGTGAGCATAGGGATTACTGGGCAAGGGCTTCATGTCGTCGCTCAACACATAACTTTCCAGATAGCTGTGCATCCTGGTTCCACGATTGGCCGCTTCAGTGGTAATCTGTTGTGCCTTTTCAACACCCACCTTATTACGCCAATTTTGCAATGCTTGTTTAGACTCTGGTGACTTGGTTACATCCAGGATGGTGGTAACTGATGGCACTTTACTGCCATCAGGCAGACAGTAATGTCGTTTGCCCTCCAGTGTCTCGCGGCTTAGTGGTGCATAGGGATAGCGTGATATAATCATTAGAATGGTAATCCGTTTATTTGTAACAAACCTGCTTTGGTTCTGAGCCAGGTAGCTGAATTTGATTTTATTTTTAGTTTATCGTATGTGTCACGATCAGTCTGACCTAAGATATTATACAGCCTGTCGTTGGATACGTCAAACTGTAATTGTGTTCGATGGTCGTAATCAGCAGTGAATTTCAGGAACAATTGCCACAACTGATCATTGTCTGGCCAGGTCCCCAATTCCTTCATGGTGCTTTGTATAAAATTATACAGGTGTATGGTCTGATCCGGATACTGAGTGAATATATCATGGCTCAGAGCAGATGCCAACAGCGCCGTTAATTCTGGTCGATACTTTATGGGCAATGCCTGGATATCCAGATAGGATGTGGGCATGGTGATATTGGTATTCATTATACGGAAGTTGATACCACGTGTATTGAACCAATTCTGCCAGTATTCCAGATATTCTGTGATGTAAAAAATGTTGGCCAGACTGAATACTGGAGTCAACAGATAGGTAAAATTACCCTGGTGTGTTTGCCCAAAGTCGATCAGGTAATCCAGATTGCCCTGAACTTTGGCAAACTCCACTGGCCATCTGACATAACGATAGTTATATCCCACGCTGTCTATACTGAGCATAAACAAGACTCGATGAAATTTAGCCAACTTCAGCAATGTGTCAGCTGGCATGGCACTGAGTGATGTGGTGATGCGAACTTCCAGACGATCCTGATAACCTCGTTCGATGCACCAGTCCAATAGTCTATCAACTCCGGTCTGCAACAGAGTCTCACCACCCATGAGATCAATGTGGAAATGTTGATGCAGGTTGATTTCTCTTTCAATTACTGATGTTATCAATTGCCAGAATTCTGGATCATCAGTTACATCTGTTTCAAAAATATTTTTACCCGGAGTATTGGCTAGCCGATGCCATACTGAACTATCATGTGGATGACATATACGACATGCTTGTAGACATAGATTACCAAATTTTACTCGGACTCCATATGAATCCACTGCACGGCTTTTGGCAAATTCTTCCAGGCGATGCATGGGCTCACTGATGATACGACGAATACGTTCGCTAGTGCCACCGTGTTGTTCTTCAGTAGTGCATCTATAACAGGCAGGAGGCAACGATCCCTGATCCATATGCTCCTTCAATCGCAACATGGGGTCGGGCTGTTTATAATCTGGAAAACTGGGATCGGGTTTGAACTCGTCCAGGTTACAGCAACAGGTGGCCAATGGTCCGCCTGCATTGGGTATAGAGCGTCTGATGTCGGTCATGGACCAGGGAAAAAGACATAGCCCGGGGTTGTCCCGGGCCCATTGTAGTCTGGAATCCAATTCTTGTTGTAAGGTCATACTGTGAAGCTTTCCCCACATCCACAACGAGCTTTTTCCTTGGGGTTATTGAACTCAAATCCTTCGTTTAGTCCTTTGCGAACATAATCAATCTCAACACCATCCAGGAACACGCTGTCTCTGCCAGAGACCCAGACAGTGGCACCATGTTGTTCATAACTGAACCAATCTCTGGTCACTGGTACTTGATCCAGATATTCCAGAACATAGGCCATGCCTGAGCATCCGGTGGTCTTTACTCCCACTTTGATGCCCACACCTGATCCACGTCGGGCTATATTGCTAACAATTCTCTTTGCTGCTGTTTCTGTTATAGTGATCATTGGTTTATTTAAGTCCCATGTTTTTACGAATCTCAGTGCCGGAGATCTTGGTGATAGATTCATCAAATGTTTCTTCACCTGAAGTATATCCTACGCCACGGCCCCAACCAATGTGTACAATGTTTGGAACTATCTGTATCTCGTATTGTCCTTGATACAGAGGATCTAAATCATGACGGATACGCTGTTTGACTTCTTCCAGACCGAATGGATTGCTGCCTTGCCAGCCCTGTACATCACGGATCTGGATGACGACTTGTCCGGTGCGCTCTAGTAGACGTTCAAATAGAGCACGATGGCCAGGATGCCAGGGTTGCCAGCGGCCCAACATTTGTACTGTTTCTTTGCGCCAGTCAAATACTGGACGGCGTTGGTCTGCCAAGATGTGATCAGCAACGAACACCGACCATTTGGCAGCATCTTGCTCTGCAATACGGAAGTCATAAACTGTGGGGGCAATAAATGCCCGGTTAGTATCTTCGTAACGACCCTGCTCGATAGTATCCAACCAGATGGTCCAGTCAGCTTTGAAGTTGTTACGCATTTCCACCAATGGTGCTACAAAGTCACAGATGACATAATCTGCTTTGGAAGCGTCAGCTAATTCTCGCATACGCAGACTCTGGCGAATTCGACCAGTCTCTGAAAAATCCCAGTCATTGAATTTTTTACGAACTTCATCAGCATTGAACCATTCAACGGTGACGCCATAACCATCATGCTTGATGTCAATCAGATGATTTTTCAGTGCTGTTGCCAATGTTGTTTTGCCTGAGCCGGGTAGGCCCATGATTAATATACGTTTTGCCATGTTATCTCCTTGATTTTCTTAGGGCTGTCTGATACTTTAGATCACTGACGTAGTCTTTGAACACTCGTCCATTCAAGTGGTCTATTTCGTGTAATACGCATTTGGCATCTATGTCAGCGAAAACAGCTGAGTGCAAATGGCCGGTTATGTCATACCAACACGTATACACATGCCTGGGTCGGGCTATGGTTAATTCCAATCTGGGAAAGCTCAAACAGCCCTCAACGGCTTCCCATAGTTCATCTGACATTTTATCCACTGTGGGATTCACCATCACTATCTGTTGTCCAGCGTAGTCGCCCAGTTGAACATTCATAGCCATGACACGATAAGGTATACCCACTTGGTTTGCTGCCAGGCCCAGAGCCTGTTGGCTCAGCATGGTGTCAATTAAATCCGGTTCTATATTACTAACAGGAGGATTACCGAAGTCCCACTGCTGGCATGGTTGTAGTAGTATGGGATCCGGCCACCGCTTGATTGGTAGTATCATGTTTGTTTCTGTAATCCGTTATGGCTGCTTTGATAGCATCTTCTGCAAGGATGCTGCAATGTATTTTAACCGGCGGGAGGGCGAGTTCCTGAGCGATTTCAGTATTTCTAATTGTCTCTGCCTGGTCAAGAGTTTTCCCTTTGACCCATTCAGTAACCAGTGAGCTACTGGCGATCGCACTTCCGCATCCATATGTTTTGAACTTGGCATCTGTTATGATTCCATCAATTACTTTGATTTGTAGTTTCATTACGTCACCACATGCTGGTGCTCCAACCATGCCAGTGCCGACATCGTCGTCACCTTTGTCAAAGCTACCTACATTACGAGGATTCTCATAATGATCTAATACTTTATCGCTATACGCCATTTATTCCGCCTGTGTTATATGTCTGTGTAAATATATCTTTTTTTACTACGCCATAGTCTCCTGGCCCGTGTCGCACAATAACATCTACTCCTGGATCGTAATACAACTTCTCACCCCAGCTGGTGTCGACACTGCCTGAATGATCTGCAAGTTTAGCGATTTTAATAATCTTCTTGGAAGTGCAAATACCATGTCCTTCGTCGTCTTTAAGTTCGGCAAACTTCTCGGGAGGGAACGCATATTTTTCTCCCTTGGGGCCTGTCATAATATACCAACCCTTCTTATAAGGAACCGGCTTACCTTTACTTTCCAAAGCATCCTTGGGATCGATATATCCATCCTGTGGTGCGACTTCATATTGTTCTTTAGCAGGCTTTTTAAAGGTTTTGAATGAGCCCTGTGTGAACCATTCATCATCAATGGCTGTCTGTTCTGCCTCGGTTATTAAGTCTGAGTACTTTCTAAAAAATTCTGGGTTCATTTCAATGCCTTGTTTAGAATTGCGGCATGGTCAAATGCCAGTTGTAGTTGTGATAATTGGTCTATGGGTATCCACACCGCTGCACTGGCATCATCACCTGCTGTGGTTTCTGATCGATCAGGTACATGCAATTTATAGGCCCAACTCCAGGTGTGTTCCATTCTGGGATCACGGTAGGGTTCACGGAACTCTCCCACCAATTCAGGTGCTGAACTTAACTCTACACCAGTTTCTTCCACCAGCTCACGTAGTGCTGCTCTGATGGGAGTTTCGCCCGGATCAATAAATCCACCAGGCAATGCCCAATGTCCTGCGTAGGGGTTGTTCTTGCGTTTGATCATTAATACTTCTGCATCGGTGTGGACAACAATATCCACTACCAATAATATCACACGATGTGCTACATCACCTGTCAACTCAAATGCATAGTTATATCCGGGTCGCAATGTATCTTTTACATTGGGGCCTAGTCTGATGGGCTCATGTCCCACGACTGTGGCTACACCATCCTGCACTGATACCAGTTTAAATGGACCTGCAACGGTGGCATTGGCCTCTGTAATTAGGTCTGCAAAACGGCGTAGCAAATTAGATGACATCAGTTGGGCACCAGCACTGTACGAACGCAATTGCAGTTGGCATCAATGATTTCTTCTTGACGATAACCGTAGGGCACTGACACAGGCGGTTGGTATGTGCCATACACCACTGGTGGTGCAGCGTAAATTGGAGGTGAATAATAATATGGGGCAGCAATGGCAGCACCAACAATGGCTCCGCCTATAATGGCAGCACCAATGGCTCCACCTGACCATCCGCCGCCTCGATGTCCGCCATGATGGCCGTAGTTATTAACGGTGGCCGAACGACCGTGATTGTATCCACCGCGATAACCATGTTGAGCCACTACTTGCCCAGCGAATAGTGTTAATACCACCGCTAAAATAATCTTGTTCATAATATTCCCCAGAGAGGTAAATTAAACCATCTTTATTACAGCTACATATTAACATGAATGTTGAATCCCAAGTGACACTACTGCTAATACAACTACATTATACTGTTAAATGTATTTATTTGTCAAATTTTGAATCAATGATATTTACTGTACGATTACTGAGTAAGATTTCATAATGGTTGAGTGGGACGTCAATTAAGCTCATTTTATCAGCATGATGTCGCATACTCTTATGAGTGACTACTCCGTCGTTGGGTTCTGAAATGAATGAACTTGCCCCACGTGTGGTTACAATGTTGGTCCAGGAACAGGGCAATGTCATGCCATTGGTTTCTCGCATGGGATAATCATTGGGTCCTATATCACGCATGAGTCGACTAAATGGCAGGAACCAACGTGCTATGTCAGCCACTTCGCTACCACCATACGGAGTGCTGATTGTGACTGCTCCTGCCACACGCTTGGGCATATGCTGTGACAAATGCATGGCATATATTCCACCCAGACTATGGGCCACAAAAAATACCCGACGCTCATTGCGTAAGGCATTGGCCATGTCCTGGAGGTTGTTGACAAAACCACAGGAACTATTGTACTCAATGATTAAGTCTGGTTGATGGATTTGTTGACGTATATAGTTGAAGCTTTCTCCAGTGGCGCTGGCGCCATGGATATAAACTATTTTAGTCATGATTTATATCGAGTCTAGCTTCGACTGCCGGCTGCTCGTTTGGCCATGCTGGACACGGTTTTTTCTGGAGCAGTCTTGCTTGCTTCTGCATCACCAGGGACTTCCATTGTATCAGCACCAAATTGATCTTCGCGGTTTAAGTATACATACTTAACACCACTGTCATCGTCTTTGATATTGGCAATGAGATTTTTAACAGCATCATCATTCTGCTGGCATGATTTCAATGACTCGGCATTAAATGCTTCACCACCTGGTGTATTGCGTACCAAGTGTATCAATGCATCCACCCGAATTTTAGGAATTTCTGCATGGTCAGCACTGAAGATGACGTTTTGTAGAACTGTGCTCAATAATTCAGCACAGTGATTCTCAGCATCGTCTTCCACGAACGCCGAGTAATCAGTTTCAGACTCTCTCAATGCTCGACGTATTTCGCTGTATCTCATTATTTGGCTTTAGCAGATGTGGGTTTTTTCTTGCCGCCCTTCTCGTCTTTGCCCAAACGCCCAGCAATGACGTCACCACGTGTTACTTTATCGTATGGTTTAGCATTGTTGGCTAAATTGCCATCGCCTTTCTTTTTAGATGCTTCACCAATTTCACGGCGCTCACGACCTAGTTCATCGTCACCACCAGCTGCTGCATCAACGGCACCAAAGGCGTCACCGCCACCGTTACCTAATTCATCCGTGGCAGCTGGCATTGCACCACCCATACCAGCATCAGCACCCATACCACCCATGTCCATGGGTTGATCTTGTTGCTCGCCAGCCAGGCTACGTGCTGCGCTGTCTGCACTTTCACGACCCTGTTGTAGAGTCTGTGCTAGATTTTGCAACAATGGACTAACTGTGCCTTTAAAGCCTTCAGCTTGCTCTGCACCAATCTGGTCACGTATTGTGTCCAACAAGGCAGGTAACTGTTCGTTCTGCATCTTGCTGATTTTTTCCAGCATGTCCTGGATACTGTCCACCATGTCTTTGGCAGCTAAAATAGCTTCCGACTTGGCCATTTCGCTTTCGGTAATGAAGCGACTTTCGTTCTCTACTAGCCAACGATGTAGGCTTTCACGAACCATGAACATTTCCATGTACTTGGGATTCTGTTCAGCTGTGTGTGCGCCGTGTGAGCGTTTTAGGCCGTTGAGTCCCTCTGTAATGCCCTGTGCCAATGTCACTGCCTTGGTCAGTGTCATGTGGTCATAGTCAATCTTAAAGCCGAAACGGCTTTCCATGACCTTGTTAATTTTTCTAACGTTGGTCTTATTACTCATTTCTGTTAATCGCATGGTTATTTTCCTGTACCGTCAAATGCTTTCGAGTATTTAGCATTGGCAACGGATTTTTTTAAAAGTCTTTCAGCTTCAGCTAGATGTATTTTGGCATCGTCATAACGAGCTGACCATACATTTATCTTAAAGCAATCTTTTTGCCTAATACTACGCTCTAAACTACTGTGGTAATGCGCCAAATCGTTGCGTAGAACACGTACTTGGTAGTCATATTTAACAATTTCCTCAGCAATACTGTTCTCGCCCAGGTGCCGACATAGGCTATAAAATATAGCACTCTGGCGTTCTTCAAACAATTGTTTGTGACTTAACCCCGAGTCCAGTCTGCGCCAGTAACCGTTTTCTGGCACGATTCTGTCTCTGCCAATCATGTACCCACCACCCGGCAATGGCCAGCATATGGGCAGACGACTGTTATTGGTTATGTGTCGGAGTTCTCGTTGGGTCCAACGAGCTATGTATGTGGCTGTAACATCAACAAATGCTGCTAGTTGCTCAGCCGTCAGATCCTGATCCAGGTCCTGGTGGGGCACTGATTTGATTGGCTTTTTTTCGGTATGTGATACGCCCATTTTCTCGAATTCTACGTAATACGTCTTTATTGACTAATTGATTGGCGATGTGCTGCTGGCGTATGTCCAGGTCAGCTTTGTGTACTTCAGACTGGTCGTCAAATTCACGCAACAAATCTGCCTCTTCATTATTGATGGGCAGGTTAATCTTATTTAAGAGTTCGACGATCCGCACGATTATTTACTTTAAATGCACTATCAGTGTGATAGCACCTGCTACCAGGGCACCCATTAATGTGGTTCCCACAGCAATGATGGTCTTGAATTGGTTATTTTCAGAACCCGACAAGCTATTGCGAATTTCCAGTATGTATTTTTCCATCTTGTCCATACGAGTCTCTAGACTATCTAGTTTGTTTTCCAAATTAGCATACCTTTCAGCACATAGTTCTACGTGTGCCTCAAGACTCTTTTTTTCTATTTCAGTGGATGATGCCATTATTTCTCGTTCCTTGGTGAACGATGCTGTTAAATTTGCCTGAGTGTGCCTGAAGTGAGCCTATGATTGCCTACGCATCTAAATGTTATTTATGTCTTTTCTGCCAGTTTTAAAGTATATGTTGCGAATACTGCCGTAGGGATGAAAGATGGGCAACATGAATCTGGCCGATTCGTCTAATCCTGATATAACAGGCACCTGCTCAAAGTATTGATTTAGTCTACCCAGTTGATCGTTATTTTCAGCAAATACATTGGCATGTTCCACACCAAATGTCCAGACCCAGACGCGATGCGACCCTTCATAAAATTCACCAAACTCCAGATAGTCAGTGTTGATGTCTTCCAGTATTACTGGCTCTGTGACATCCATGGGTTGTGCGCCCAATCCAATGGCCTGTAATACTGTTTCCCAATTACTGTGTTGACTACGGCGATGGTCATCTATACCACGAGTCACACCAGTGGCAGTGATGTCCACCAATGTAAATCCAGTGAAGTATTGTAATCCCATGCTATTACTTATGTCGTAAAAAAGCCCACCTAAAAAGATGGGCTTTTAATTAGTGTAATTAAATTACGCTAATTTAATACCGCCAGTTGAGCTAACTGTAGCAGCTAGAACAACAACGTTAGAAACAGCACCGATGTTGCCGCCCTGGAAACCAGTTGCTGCATCTGGTAGAGCACGGATAACGTCACGTAATGCTGTGTCGCTTGTCCAACCTGAACGCTCTACTAGTACACTGATCTGGCCTGTTGAGTCAACTTGGTAAGCCAAGATTGAAGCATTGGCTGCAACAACACGTAGAATTGTTTCTACAGCGCCGCCTACTGTCAATTCAGCTGCTAGGTTTGCGCCGCCGGCGCCAGTACCTGTGATGGCAGCAATTTTAAATGCTGTCAGAGGTGCTGCAATACCTGTATTGATGATTGTGGCATTAGCAAAGCTACGGCCTCCATCAACGTTTGTTACACCGGCTGCGTCGCCGTTTGTGCGTGTGAAAACTGCCATTTTAAATC